GACGAGGTTAATGACCTCGGCAAGAGTCATTAGACCTTAAAGGTCTAATGGGGAACCCCGGCACATCCTATATGGGATGTGACGTTTACTCTTGAAATTGGGTTTAAAGAACCCCTTCTGGTAAGTCCGCTATCTCTTTAGCGATGTCGGAGTAGATCCTAGATAGAACTTGTTTTCTATCCCGGAACCTACTTCCTTCATCTCGAAAGAGAAGGTCCAAGTCATATAATGACAGGAGACGATTTACTAGAGACTTTAAATCTCCAGTATCAAGGGAATCCGACACATCCTGTGCGATACTCTCGTCATAGATTCCCACTTCTTCGTTTAACGAGAAGTAGGCATCATTGCCGAGAATTTCCCACAAATATAGTTGTGCCGAACTCTTGTACAGCCAGTGCGCAACCTTACAACTCTTACCCGACTGAGCTTCGCAGATTAAATCTGTGATCCTCACGTAGGTAGTGTTATAAGCGCTTTCCGCCCTCTCAACAAGTTTCGACTTGAAGAGAGACCTGATGAGATAGAATCTTTCTGTAGACCAATTGGTATACCACTTAGTCTGCAGGAGATAACTGTTTCGATCAGACACATTTCCAATGATAAACTCTCTTACCCCTCTAGTAGGGCGGGGAGCTAACGGAAAAGTAGCGAAAAGCAATGCCAATTTGGGTTTAAAACACAAGTTGGAAAGTGCTGGCAGGGGTTCCATCCAGTCATTGGAGCTTGATCGATTCTCCATCTCTGCTAGCAGAGAGGGAAAATCGGACGGACTCTCTAGTCCTTCCCGTATTAATACGGGAGAGACCGGAGTCAGTTCTACGCCATTTGCGAAAACTCGTTTAGCGATTTCGCACGTGATCATAGGAACGTTGCTTTCTAATCTGTTTCGGTTCAGAGTTAACTCTGGACTGAAACCTTTTAGCTTAGATATAGGGACTTCAAGTAGTTCTTCCACAATATAGTGGTAGAGCTTCCCAAATTCCTTACCTCTAAGAGCAACGTCGTCTCCGATTACTAGATAGTTGGCTGTCGC